TAAAGAATATACTAAAATATATAACACTGCCGGACAGGAAGTAAATATTGACTTTACTGGGGGTGAGCCTACTGCTAATCCTGCACTTTGGAAATTAGCAAAACACATTAGCGACAACGAACCTAACTTTAGTTGCGGCTTAACAACTAATGGAGTATGGAACCCAAGGCGGACTGAAGAAATTTTAGATCTGTTTCACGGACTAACTGTTAGTTACCATCCAGAAGGCAATGAAAAGTCTAAAGCTCATGTTTTAGAAAATATAAAACGACTAGGCGAATCTAGAATTTGGTTACAGGTTAATGTAATGATGCATGTTGACTACTTTGAAGAAGTACAAGGTGTATGTTACTTACTAAAAGATTTAGGAATTAAACACAAGCCAATACCAATAGGCGACGGGGCCATTGAGCGTAGTGGCTGGTTTAAAGATACTGACGGATCAATGCGTAGGACCAGTCATAGTTACAGCGAAGAACAACAAGAATGGTTTTTTGATTATATCGGACAACCAAAACCTGTAAAGTCTAAAAGCGAAGGATCAGCTGTTGGACGAGGGTGTTGCGGCGGAAGGTGCATGGAAGGTAAAGTTGACAATGAATGGGTTCCAATAACTCATGTCGACAATCATTTCAAAGGTTGGCATTGTTCAGTAAACCGTTATTTTATGCATATTGATCAACATTTAAAATTAGTGTATCATCATCAAACTTGCCAAGCATTACACGGAGGCAAACGTGGACCACTAGGCAGTTTAACAGAGCCTCATAAAATACTAGAGTATGCTAGAACTGCCGTATCTAGCGGTCCTATTATATGTCCAAACGATCGTTGTGGATGTGGAATGTGTGTACCAAAAGCAAAAGAACTGAATGATTATAACTCAATAACTGCATTAAACATTTAGTTTTCGTTTAATCATAGTAAATGAGCTAGTTCTGGAAAAACTGTTGCTGCACTTAATCCTCGTATTGCGTCTAGCTTATTTGTATACTCTTTAAACCCAGGCAACATATGACTATTATCTGCTGCGTTCATGTGATTCATTACAGCTTCCCAACGATTCCATCCATAAGGATTGTGTTTCCAAAAGTCGTCATCTTGTCTATAGTTTTTCCATAACCAATCTTTAAAGTCCATAAAGCGTTCTTTAACTTCTTGCTTGTCGTGTTCTGGTAGTATTTGTATACTAAGGAAAGTCGGAATATACAGCAAGTGCATGTTAACTAAGCCTCCGCCCATTTGTACGCCGCCTGGCATTGTTCCGTTGTTTAGTTTTTTAAATCCGCTTTCTAGTTTCCACTTCATAAAGTCGGGCAAGTGCTTTACATTGAATATTTGTATTGCTGTTGCCAAACTTGTTTGTATGTTGTCGGGTGTATTGTCTAGCATATGTAAAGTCTTTTCTACAGTATCCCAGTTAGTAGGATAGCGAATGTATTCATCACGTCCGTGACTTGCATCCATACTTACAGCAAACTTAACCTTTTTAAACTTTGACCACATCTCAATTAAGTCTTCGTCTACAAGCAAGCCATTTTAGTTGTAACGCAATAGTATTTTATCTTGATATCCTTGACGAAGTATTTCTTCAATAAACATTTTGTGTTCTTTAATCATTAGAGGTTCACCTCCAGCAAAGTACACTTGTCTTAGGTTAGGAATTTGAGCATTCATTTCTTCCCAGAATGAATCTTTCTCGTGCCATTTGTTATTAAAGTCTTTACGATCCCATTGCATTTGTCTTTTAACTTCAGGATCTTGTATCACAGGAATAAGTTTTTTATGGTCCGCAACCCACCTACTTGAATCATGTGGGCTACACATTACACACTTAATGTTGCATGTATGTCCTAATCTTAGATCCAAATATTTTAAATCTTCTGGTACTGTGCCGTCTTCTTTTGTTTGACGAATAAGTTCAGGAATATCTACACCATTATCGTCTTGATGCCAGGTGCCTGTTTCCCAAATACGTTTGCTTACAATACCTTGACTTTCTTCTTTAAAACATTTTGTGCAACTTGCAGGAATTTCTCCGTTAAGCATAGTAGTACGCACACTTTTCATGTAGTCGTTATTCCATGCCTCCATGGGAGTCTCTCTACCAAAGTTTGCCGGCTTTCCATTTTCCATTTTAACAAGACCGACTGTGTGATCGCCGCCTGCTCCGCTTGCGTTAGACGAACAACATAAGCGCATATCACCGTTGGGCCTAGTAGCAAAGTGTATCCACGGTAGCACACAAAATGTTTCGGTACCACTTACTTTTGCTATTTCAGCTTGATATTTTTCTAAGTCAGACATTATTTTATTCCTTACTCATAGTTCAGTGTGCTCTATAAACTGATCTTTTGGTTTACTAAGTTTATTTACTCCGCAAGTCCTGGCACATGTAATTAACTTTTCTATACCCCAATACTTGTCCCATACTGTTTGCCAAGCATCGGAATCTATTACTGATTGCACAGTATGCTCTAATGCATTTGTATTTCCTAAATCTTTTATTAAGTCAGCGTACTGTTGTTCAATTTCTAATCTAATAGTTTTTGTAGTATCGTTTGTAGCAGCATATTTATAAGGAATACTTGCTAAAAAACAACAGGGCATAATCTTCTTATAAGCATCTATATAAATTTCTTTTGTTTGGGCTACATAACAATCAATTTCACTTGCATCTACAATGTCTTTATAATTGTCAATTACGTCTTGTGTAATAAGATTAATTTTACTGCCAGTAGGTGGTTCTAAATACCGTGTTGTATTACCAGCTGCATCATAAACTGGAAACTGTTCAGTAGCAACAAATCTTGCACTATCTTTATAAGTAAATCTAGCAAAGCCATGTGTTTTTGCTAATTCTTCTGCTGCGCCTTGTTGATGTTCATTGTGTTTAAATTTTATGAACGCCCATTCTGCTGTTCCGCCTGCACTAATAAACGCTTTAGCATTTTCTAATACTTTGTTAAAGTCAGTACCTACTCTGTATAGGCTATGAGTGTCAGCTAATCCGTCAATTGCAAAAATAACATTGTGGCCTACTGGCAATGCCTTTGCAAGTTTCTTCCACCAATCTGTACTTCGTGCGCCGCCATTAGTATGTATTCTAACATCTAAATTAGGATTAACATCTCTACTATAACTGCACATATCTATTAGATCGTTATTAATAATAGGATCACCAAAGTTTCCACAAAAGTAAAATCCTTTTAATTGTTGTAATACTTCAGTAGTTAATATTTTCTTAAAATCTGTTATTGTCCAGTCTTGATTTTTAATCAATGGGTTTTCTAAGCCGCCGTGTATATTTCGACTACACATTGGGCAACTAGCCTGGCATCTATTTGTTATTTCAAGATGAATATTTTCTAATTGATTAAATTTAAACATTCTTCTTTTCTTCTTTTATTCCTATAATCATATATCTATGGTATTTAGGTGTTTGTAACTCTCCGCTGTAGAGGACCTGGATATTAGATATTTTTACAAAATCGTCCACACTAGAAGAACACCTGATATGTTCTTCTAAGTCAAAAAAGTTATTGCTCTGTAATACTACTTTAGTTCCCGGCTGTATATTGTCTAGCCATTTATCGTATTGTTCTTGTGTTAAATGTTCGCAACTTGTATTAATAGCAACATCTGCATCAGAAGTGTAATTACACATATCCGCTGTTGTAGCAACGAATCTACCTTGCATATGGTATTGCATGTTAATAGTTTCTGCGATAGGCTTACAACTAGTATCTATGTCTATACTTTCTATATCTGGTATACATAGATCACTATTAAACATTAAGTTTGCAAGTACGCCATTCCACCCACCGTATATAGCAACACTACCTTGTATTTTATGTTCTTGCATTTTTTCTATAAGCCAAAGTTTACTATTAACTTGCCCTTTCCAAAAACTTTCAAGTGTACGATATCGGTTTTCGCTATTACGAATTGCATCCATCCAAAATAATACATCTTGTATATCAACCTTCATTTTGCCACTCTTTGTTTAACTTTTTTATTTCTTTAAAGACTGTTGAATTTATACCTTGTACATCTAACGTAGAAATTAAGAAATCT